CAATCCGACTGGAGCGCTCGTGACGGTCGCCCAACACTACTTCGCATCGATGGTCGACGACGTACCGAACTACAACGCGAATCTTTTGCGCCGGTTCATGTCGTCGCTGCAGCGACTCATCAAAACGCCCGCGCCGCAGGCTGCCGCGCCCGCCGCCGCACCCGGAGCCGCAGCCGTACCCGGCGCGCCCGGCATCGTTCCGCCAGTCGGGGCCCCGGTGGGCCTCGGGATGGCCGCTTGAGGAAAGAGGAAAATCAATGGACCAGAACGAAACCCAGGAACTAGACGCGCGGCTTGCGAAATCGATGGCGGAGGCGAAGGCCTTCGAGGACGCGCCGGACCCGCTCGCATTCGATGACGAGACGGAGGAGCCGGTAGCGGCGCCCGTCGACCATCGGCCGGCGCTGCTCGACCTCTGCGAGCTCGTGGCGGAGCTCGTGAGCCAGGGCAACGTGCCACATTCTCAGTTGCTCGACCTCGAGCGGCGCGGTGCTGCGCTCCTGGAGCGCCTCAAGGAATTCCGAGGGGTCATCTGATGGCGGGCGAAGCGGACGCGACCGTCGATCCGCTGGCGGTCGGCAACAGCATCATGGCGGACTTTATGGCCGCACAAGAGGAGCTTGGTGGCCCGCTCACTCCCGAGGAGCAGGCCGCAGACCTCGCGACGCCGGTGGTTGCGCCGACGAAGGCGAAGCCCGCGGCAGCACCCGCGGCACCCAGCAAGACCGTGGCGGAGCGCGTGGCGGAGCGCGAGGAGAAGCGCCAGGCGTCGCGCCGCATCGCCGAGAAGGAAGCCGCGGCCGACCGCAAGCTTGCGGAGGCGAACGCGCGCGCGCTCGCCGTGGAGTCCACGAGCCCGGAGAAGATCCGCGCCCTCATCGACCAGGGCGACTATGACGGCGCCGCGAAAGCGTGGGGCTTCAAGTCGTGGAACGATATGAACGACCAGGCGGCGCGGTCGTTCGCTTCGCCCGAATTCAAGCGCGTCCGCGCGCTCGAGGCGAAGGTCGCGGAGTCGAACGCGCGCGAGGAACGGGAGCGAGGAGAGCGCGCCCAGCAAGCCGCCGCGGCGCGGGAGGAAGGCATCCTCCGCAACTTCCACGCGAACCTCGCCGAGTCGCTCCCGAAGAGCGAAAACGAGACCGTGGCGGCGCTTGCGCAGGAAGACCCACGTTTCGTGCAAGCCGTGTTTCAGCGCGTCGTAGCCGCCGCTCGGCAAGGTGAGGACCTTGACCCTGGCGAAGTGGCCGAGGAGCTGATAGAAGATGTCAAGGCTCACTTCGCGAGCCTTAGCAAGGTGTTCCGGCCCTCCTCAAAGGCCGAGGCCGCGCAAGCGGCTCCTCCGGTCCGGGCAGGAAGTAAAGAGCAGCCCGTGAAACCGCAAACGCATGTTTCACGATCGGCCGGGACTGAGGCATCGCCTCCCAAGCTCTACGGACTGAATCAGGGCTCCGAGTGGCTCAGCGACACCGTTGCAGCGATGAAGAAAGCCCAAGAAGAAGACCGGAAGGCCCTCAAGGCGGGCTGAGTACCCCGGCGGTCATCGGAGAATCCGATGGGCGCTTCAACACTCACCACATACGATTTCGCAATCAAGCGGCGATATACGCCGCAAATGATCGAGAAGCTCATGTTCTCGGACCGGCCATGGCTCGCCAAGGTCGGGAAAAATACCAGCTTCGGGGGTGACACTCTCACCGTCCCGATCATCCACGTCGCGCCGCAGGGCGTCGCATCGCAGTCGCTTGCGATTGCGCAGTCGAACGCGACGAACCTCGTCGGTAAGAAGTTCCTCGTTTCGATCGCGGACTACTTCGGGTCCGTGTCGATCGGGAGCAAGGTCATGCTCGCGTCGCGCGACAACCTGGGGGCGTTCCTCACGAACAAGACCCAGGAGACGGACGCGCTGTTCGAGCAGGTCTCCGACCAGATCGACACCCATTGCTGGGGTGCGGGCGGAGGCGCCATCGGTCAGATCGCGGCCGGCGGCATCACGGGCAACGTCGTCACGCTGGCGATTCCTTCTCAGATTTTCGCGTACGAAGAGGGCATGACGCTCGCCTTCTCCACCGGTGACGGCACCGGCGGCGCGGACGCTCAGAAGGTAGGCCAGTGCGTCGTGCTGTCGGTGCAGCGCGAGGCCGGGACCTTCACGGTGGTCAACATCGCATCGTGTCCAACGGTTGCCGCGGCGGATTTCATCTTCCGTTACGGCGACTTCGTGGGCAACACCACGACGAACCAGATCAAGGGTATTCAGGCGTACATCCCGGCTTCCGGTGTGGCCGTCCCGAACCTCTTCGGCATGGTGCGCACGTCGGACCCGACGCGCCTCGCGGGTTGCCGTGTCGCTGCGGCGGACCTCATCGGCCGCAACAAGGAGGAGAAAATCAAGCTCCTTGGTGCGTACATGACGGGCCGCTACAAGATGAAGGCGCCCACGGACGGGTGGATGCATCCCGAGGACTGGCAGGACCTCGAAATCCTGCTCCAGTCTCGAGGCATTCGCGCGCTCGAGGACAAGAGCACCACGTTCGGGTTCCGCACTCTCGAGGTCACCATGGGTGGCGCGAACGTGCAGATCTACCCGAACCGCTCCACGCCGAAGGGTTCCGCGTTCTTCACTCGAACGCAGAACTGGACGCTCTGGAGCATGACGGAGCTCATCCACACGCTGAACGGAGACGGTTTGCAGATGCTCCGTTACGCGACGACGAACGACTATGAGCTCCGGCTCGAATCGTTCCCGCAGCTCGTCACCAACGCACCCGGCTACAACGGCCGAGTGCCGGTCTGAGGCGCAGCCATGGCGATCAACATCGGAGACCTGGGCCAATATCCGCTTCGCGCTCGTCGCGATTCAGTGCTGGCTCGTGCACTCATCGACATTGGCGCGACGGGTGCGCCCACGGTCAGCGGTGACCAGGGAATCACCATCACGCGTACCGGCGTCGGAACGTACACGGGTACTTTTCCGCCTTGCCCAACGGACACGGTCGCGCTTCCGACCCTGGATATCCGTGTCCAGAAGTCGGCGGCGGCGACCGTGGCTCAGTGTCTCATCACGGCTCTCTCCATGACGGCCGGAACGTGCTCGTTCCAGGTCTACCTCAATACCGCCGGTACCCCAGTGGAAGCGGCAAACGGCGACCGTCTCGTGTTCGAGCTCATCTCGGGCGTGACGTCCGCGTTCTGAAAGGTCCAAGAAAATGTCAACTCCTGCAGTAGCAAGCGGTCCGATGTCGGACGCGGTCGGAGGGCTCCTCCGGGTGAACAACCCGCAGACGCTCCTCTTCCTCGCATACGTCGCGATCGGCGCGACGGGTGCGCCCACGGTCAGCCAGAACGGCTCGACCGCGGCCGGGCCCATCACGCTCACCCGTACGGGCGTCGGTACGTATACCGGCACCTTCCCGCCGATGGCCGCATCGGCAACGAGCCTGGCGCACATGGAGGCCCGCGTTGCGCTCAGCGCGGCGGCCACCGTGGCTCAGTGCCTCATCACGGCGTTCAACCCGGTGGCGGGCACCTTCGGCTTCACGGTGGCGCTCAACGCCGCAGGGACAGCCGTGGAGGCCGCGAACGGAGACGCCCTGGTGCTCAAGGTCTACGGCGGCGGCCTGACGGGCATCTTCTGATGGCGAAGGGTCAAGGCTTGGCTCTACTCCTTGCGGATTCGCCGAAGGGCAAGGACGACGAGGACGAGAGCGACGATTCCGGCGAGGACTATTCGGACCTCGCCAAGGAAGCGTTCCCTGACGAGGACTGGACGCCGGACCGCTTGGCGGCGTTCAAGGAATTCGTCATGAGCTGCATGGGAAAGGACTGAGAAACCGATGGCACGCATCCGCACGTTGCTCGACCTTCGTGCGGATGTGTGCAATCGAGCGGACATCGTCGACGGCGGGACCGACGTCACTCAGCGTCACCCGTCGTCGGAGATCAACCGCTACATCAACCAGGCGATTCAGGCCTACGTGCGCCTGGTGAGCGATTGCGGGTGCATGCTATACATCCGGCAGAAGACGGCGGCCACATCGACCAGCGCCACGGTGGACTCGGAGAACTGGGCGCCGCGCGACTACCTCGCGATGCCGGACGACATGTTCCACCTGAAGGGCATCGACATCTCGAGCGGTGGCGCAACCGTCGCGATGCAACCGTTCGAGCTTGCGGACCGCAACGACTTCCGCGCGCAATTCATCTTCGCGAACGGCGGCATCGGAATGCCCGTCTACTACCAGCTCGGCGGAGGCAACAACGCGGGCTCTAGGGTGGCCAAAATCATCCCGAGTGCGGACGCGGTCTACCAATGCGTGATTTGGTACATCCCGATCCTCGCTGACCTGGCGGACGACACGGACACGTTCGACGGCATCGCTGGCTACGAGGAATGGGTAGTCAATCGCGCCGCACTCGACTGCCTTGCGCGTGACGTCGCGCTTCCGATCTACAGCGTCATCAAGAACGATAACGCGGAGATTGAGGCGCGCATGCGGTTCGACTTCGCTTGCACTGGCGGCCCACAGTTCCGTTCGGACACTCGCGGTCGACGGCGGATGCTTTCGCGCTACCCGCGCGGGTTCTGGCGGGGCCCGTGATTCAGGCGTTCCGGCGCGTCGGTACCTTCGGGGATCGTGCGCTCGACTCGTTCGAGCAGAACGTCGGCACGTTTGCGCGCGGGCTCACCGCGGCCGTAGCGCAGCGCCTCACGCCGTCCGATTCGCGCGTGAAGGTCAGCTCGACCGCGCAGCACTGGAGCATCCTGCGGTACGACCCTAGCCCTGGCGCCATCGTGCTCTACCTGCCGCCCCCGGATGACCCTGACTCGGGGGCCATCGCGCTCAAGAACGAGACCACGAGCGCCACGGCGGTGACGGTGCGCTGTCTGCGAGCCGATTGCACCATCGATGGCAGCGCAACGCTTTCCGTGTCTGGCTCGAAGGTGTCCGCGGTGTTCCACCCGGATGGCGCGCGGAAGAACTGGATCAAGCTGTGAGCCAGCCACGCGCATCGACACTCGAGGTGCAGTTCAATCGCGGTCTGCGACAGGACCTAGAAGAGAACCTCATGCCGCCTGGGGCTCTGTCCAAGGCGGACGACGTGGAGCTAGACAAGCTCGGGCGTCTGCAGAAGCGCGATTGCTTCGCTGCGCTCGGGACGACGAGTCTTGCGACGGCGGCGGCTGCATTCGTAGGGCCTGCGAAGCGCTTCGCGGAGGGTCCGAACGGGGAACAGATCGTCTTCACTGACGAGAACGCTCACCTGTACTTTCCAGGCGCCGACAAGATGCGCGAGGCAGGGCAATGGCACGTGGAATCGCCGATGCGGGCGAACCTCGAAGAGAAGTTCACGATCGGAGCGGACCAGGCCGGGCAGTACGTTGCGGCAGACGCTTGCGCGCTCGGGAACTGGCTCGTGATTGGCTACGTGCAGCTCGTCGCCACGAACACCTACGAGGTACGTGTAGACGTCATCGACAAGGACACGAAGGCGAAGGCCATCAGTGGAACCATCAGCGGGATTTTCGTTGGCTCCGCGCCCAACAAGTTCGCTGGAATCCGGGTACTCGCAACGGACGCAGTGACCGCGGCAATCATTTGGGCCAACGGGGTCAATATCAGCGCTACGTTCATCACGGCTACCGCCACTTCGGTCTCAACTATTCCGGCCCCGTCCGTGCTCGCGGGAGATTCTGACAACGTTCAACCTATCTTTGACGCCGCGGTGACGTCGGTGGGTTTCGTTGTCACCTACCGTAAGCTCGTCGCTGGCAACCATACGGTGATGACCAAGACGTTTCAGTTCAACGGAGGAGCGCCGTTGGCTACGTTCGACATGCAGCACCTCGGGGCCGCATTCACTGCCACGGCGGTGGCGGTGCTCGGGGCGCGCAATGCCGGAGAGAAGATTTTCATTCTCGCGGCGAACACGACGAACGGCGCCATCGAGGAGACGTGCACCGCGTTCGACCTCAGCGCCCCGGACCAGGTTGCGGGCGGCCGAGCCTACGCCACGTGGAGCGGCTATACTGCCGGAGACGTTTGGCAGATGGTGCTTGGGCGTATGGACGCGACGCATGCGGCGTTTCTCTTTTCCACGGTGCAGACGTATCTTACCCAAACATGGCCCCCGGCCGGAGCTCTTCCGGAGGGCCCGCGCGGTCCCATCTTCATCTCGAAGCTCAGCGACACGCCGAACGTGGGCGGAGCGCTCGCGCAAATCACGAGCCCGTTCGCGAACTACTTCCTGGCCTCGAAGTTCTACACGGACGCGCGTGGTAACATGTACGCATGGGCGCGCTTCAACGTTCACGACCAGGCGCAATCCCACTATCTACTCCTCGACTTCGAGGGCAACGCGGACCAGGCGTTCTGTCGGCCTACACCGGTCATGCATGTGGCGAACGGTCTCGTCCAGACCGTCGCGGTGGCGGTGAACGCGCCAGTCCCGCTGTTCGGGTTCGCTGACATTGGCGGCGGCGAATTCCTTTTCGTGGCCCCGGTGAATCTCGGAGCATCGATCCTCACCGGGCAGCAGATCGGATGCTGGCACGGGCAGACGCTCGGCCCGAAGCGGTTTCTGAGCACGAACGCGCATGGGAACCTCTTCGTCGGAGGCGGCACGCCGCTCGCGTACGACGGGCAGCGGTTCGCGGAAATGTCGTTCTACTCGTACCCCGAGGCAAGCACTCCGACGATTGCGGGCGTCGGCGCGTTGTCGGCGGGTACGTATCAGTATCGGTTCGTCTATGAGTGGACCGATGCGACCGGCAACAGGCATCAGAGCCCGGCATCTCCGGCCGTGTCCGTGGTGAACGCCGGTGTGCAGAGTGTCGCTCTGCAGGCAAGCACGATTCACGCGACACGGAAGCAGGTCGAGCCAAACAACACGCTGGGCGTCGTCCGCGACGACTTCGCGCCGATTCGAGTCGTGGCCTATCGCACGGCGGCGAACGGAACGACGTTCAACCGTCTTAGTTTCGAGATGAAGAATCAGCTGGGGGATTCCGCAGCGGCGTATCTGTCGCACGTCTCGATCGTGACGATGACGGATATCGAGTCAGACGCGGCAATCGCCGTGAATGAAACGCTCTACGTGTCCGGCGGAGGTCGCGGCGAGCTGTCGGCGAACTGCCCGCCCCCGTGTCTATTCATGGCGGTTCATGCGGGACGCCTCTGGGGGCTCGACTCGGAAGACCCGGAACGCATCTGGTGTACGAAGACCTTCGAGCCAGGGGAGGCCGCGAGCTACAACCCGGGGCTCGAGGTATTCGTCTCCGGATGCGGCCAGGTGAATGGGCTCGGAGGACAGGATGACAAGCTCTATGGGCTCTGCAGCGGCGGCACCTACGTCGCCAGCTTTGGCCCGGGACCCGACAACACCGGACAGGGATCGTTTCCCGATCCGGTGCTCATCACGACGGCCGCAGGGTGTGACGATCCGCGCAGCGTTCTGACGTCAACAAACGGGATTTACTTCTCCGGAGCTGGCAGATGGGGAACGGACATTTTTCTGCTTCGCCGCGGCGATGGCAACCCGGATAGCATCGGTATTCGCTGCCGCGATGAGCTGAGCGTGACGCCGCAGGTACGCGGCGTTTCGGAGCGCATCGACAAAGGGCGCATCGAGTTCCTGTTTGCAGCCTCGGACGACGGCTCCGGCGCGTCGGCGCTGCTCTACTACCACTACGACCTGGTAGACGAGCAGAACATCGGGCAATGGACGAAGGCCATTTTTAGCGCGGGGACGGTGCCGATCGAATGCCTCGGTATTTGGGACGGGCTCACGGTGCTCGGCGTGTCGAGCCTGGTCCCGCAGTTTCCGGTTGTTCGACAGACGGGTCTCGCGATCGTGTCCGGGCATTCGCTTCCGGGTACTGACATCGGGAACCCGATTCAGTTTCACGTGATCACCGGGGACATCCGCCCATTTGGAATCGCGGGGTACGGCGATGTTCATTCGCTCACGCTGGTGGGCACGGGCCGCACGCGCGCTGGCTTCGTCGAAATTTCCGCTTCCTACGATTCGCGTATTAGTTTCCTCGAGTCGATGGGAACGAATACGCCGGAGCTGAACGGGCTCCCCATCATGCGGAAGTGGGAGACGGCCACGAAGAAGCTGCCGCTCAGTTCCGTGGCCTATAGTTTTCGCGAGAACCTCACCACGGAGGGCGGACAGATCTACACGGACGGCCCCATCCTGCACGGATTCTCGCTTGAGACGATGCCGATCGAAGGACCGGCGCGACTTGGCGCCGGGCAACGGGGAAACCAAGCGCCGCTCGTGGTACCGATTGCAGTGGTCGCCGGGGCACATACGGGAACAGGAGCGACGTTCACCGCGAGTGGCGTGCCAACGGCGTTCGGATCCGGCTCGGCAACCGTGACCGTTGCGGGCCCACCTGGAACCGGCAAATTCTCCTGGTCGTACCTGGGGCAAACCGGAACTAACCAGGTCCGAGTGGCAGGAGACAACATCATCGGCACCACGGGCGTCTCCCTTCAGTTCGCCGGGCTATTTGTGCTCGCCGATACCTACGCTTGGAGCGGAGTCTGATATAGTCAGGAGAGAATCCCGATGGCCTACAATCCATATCCAGAGCCCGGCCAGGGGGTCTTCGACCCGGGCGTCGCTCCTACGACGCATGACCTCACGTCTCTGGCGGGACAGGGTCCCGGCGTCCTGGCTCAGATGAACCCAGAGGAGCGCGATGCCTACCTCAGGGCACAACAGCAGAACCCAGCGAACGCCGGCGAGGCGTGGTCGGGCAGTGGTGCATATGACGCCTACGCGACGCCCCTAAAGGCGCAGTTCGCTGGCGATCCGTATTTCACTCAGCGCGTGACCGGCGGCATTCAAGGCGCGCAGCAGGTCGCCACGAACGGCTGGAACGGCGCGGCGGACATCAACGCCTACCAGCTCGGTGGCGACCCGGCCTACGCCGCGAACGAAGCGGCGCGGCTGCGCGGCACCGGCGCTGCGATGGCGGGTCGTACTGGTCCGACCATCGATACGGCCAGCGTGTCGCCGTGGCAGGGAGCGCAAACCAGTGCAGGCAATGGGCAGATGCAGGCCGGCGCGGCGCTCGCCGGGCTAGCGCAGAACGGCGGCGCCGGAACCGGGCTCACGGGACAGGCTGGTGCGGGGCTCATGGGGCTCGCTCGCGCTCCGGCGGGTCCGAGCGCGGCCGAACTCGCGATGAAAGCGACGGCCGAGCAGGGCCAGCGCAATCAGGCGTCGATGGCCGCGGGCGTGCGTGGCGGGAACTCGGCGCTGGCGCTGCAGAACGCGGCGGCCAATTCCGCGCAGATGGGCGGCACGCTCAGTCAGCAAATCGGCGTGCAGCGCGCGGCCGAGGACGTTACGAACCGAACTCTTCAGGCGAATGCATTCCAGGCCGCGGGCAGCATCTACGGATCGCAGGAGCAGCAACGACTTGCGGCGGCAGAGGCGGCCGGAGGGGCATACGGCGGGGCCGGGCAGACGTTCGGGCAGGGAGCGAGTCTCAATGCCGGTGTCGCTACGAACAACGCGGCGCTCGAGGGGCAGCAGCGCGGACGCAACGATCAGGCGGGACAGTTCTATGAAAGCGCTCAGCGTCAGGTCACCGCGGATCAGTCGAATCTGAATACAGCATACGACAAACAGCGCACGGCGGATTACATCGCTGCCCGCAACGGATATAGCAATCCAGACAACACCGGACGCGGCACCATCACGGGCAGCGCGGGCGGTGACAAGGTTTTGGGGGCAGGCATCGCCGCGGCTGGGGCCATCGCTGCACCGTTTACAGGGGGCGCATCCTTGGCCGCCGTTCCCGCCGGCGCCGGCATTGCGCAGTCCGATATTCGCGCCAAGACAGACATCGCTCCCGCCGGCCACGCCATCGACCAGACGTTCCGTGGCCTCGGAGATTATGGGTATGAATACAAGGACCCGCGTGCAGCTGGCGCGGCGCCTGGCCAGCATTTCGGCCCGATGGCGCAAGAGCTGGAGCAGACGCCGGCAGGCGCGAGCACAGTAACGCGCACGCCGGGCGGCATGAAGGGGATCGATACGGGGCGCCTTGCGCTGGTGAACGCCTCCGAAACGGCGCGGCTGCGCAAGGAGCTCGACGCGCTCAAGGTGAGCTATGGCGTGGCTCCCGCGATGTACGATCCGGAGAGCGGCATCGAGCAGGCGAACAAGGACGCCTATGACATCAAGGACACGCAGACCGTCTATCCGGATACGGGGTACAAGGATCCGCGGTTCGCTGCCATCGACCGCCAGGCGGAGCTCAAGCGGCGCGCGCGCATCGAGACGCCGCTCGAGTTCGATCCCGCGGGAGGCGGCACGTTCCGGAGCCCGCTAGAACAGGCGCGTTTCTCCGCGATGGCGCGGCACCCGGGCGGCTATGGCTCGCCCGCGGGCCCCGACATGGTCCGGGACTACGCCTATGCATCGAGGGGTCCCTGATGGCGCTAGTCGGCTACGAGCCGGCGCCGAACGGTGGGTACCTTTTCCACCGTGACAACGGGCCGTCGATGATGTTCGCCGGACCCGAGGCGGAGGCGATGCGGCAGCATATCGACCTCACTCGGCCGCCGGACGCGCGGACGGCGAGCGTCGACCCGTCCAGCATCATGGCGGGCAGCGGCGACCCCGGTCTATCGCCAATGGGCCCGCTGGCTCCCCCGGTTAGCGTGCCGGATGCGTCCGGAGGCATGAGCCTCCCATCGGGCGGGGCGATGAGCGCGGCGCCCCCTGCCGAACCGAGGCCGCAGGCTCTCAGTCAGTCCCTGCCGCCGCAAGCGCCTCGCTCCCCTCCCAAGCCGACTGAGCCGCCCCCCATGAAGATGGGCCCGGCCGAACCCGGCACCGAGCCGGGGGGCAAAGAAGAGACCCGCGGCGCCGCGGCTGAGCTGGCCTATGCGCTTGCTTCGCAGGCTCCGCGCGGCGGCGGTGGCAAGGCGGCGAAGATGGGCCTGTCTGAGCGCACCGTGGAGGGCGCAGCGAGCCCGGAGGACCAGGCGGCGAATCGCGAGCTGGTGCAGGAGACGCGCGCGGCGGGGGAAGCGACGCTCACGCGGCTCGCGTCGATCGAGGAGCAGAAAAAGGCGTACTACGAGGACGCGCAGGCGAATGCGGCCGACGCGGCGCTCGAGGCGCACGCGCGCCAGCTCCGCGCGCAAGACCAGGCGGCCACGGTCCAGGCGGCATGGGACAAGACGCACGCATCGCTACAGCGCGAACAGGACGCGGTGGCGAATCAAAAGGTGGACCCGAATCGGCTTTTCAGCGGAAGGGCCGGCACCGGGGCGGCAATCGCCTCGACCATCAGTGTAGCGCTCGGGGCGTTCGGGGCGTCACTGACCGGAGGCCCGAATTATGCATTGCAGATCGTGAACTCAGCGATTCAGCGCGACGTGGACGCGCAAATGGATTCGCTGCAGCGCCGCGGGGCGAACGCGGACAACGCCATGTCCAACTTCATGCGCGCGCACGGACTCGAGCCGCAAGAGGCGAAGCTTGCGGTAACCGCCTACGGGCAGCAGTACGCGGCGAAGCTCGCGGAGACGCAAGCGACACAGATCAAGAGCCTGGAATCTCAGCAAGCGGCGGAGCAGTTCGCCGCGGAGATGCGCGCCAAGGCCGCGGCGAATCTCGCGGATCTGCAGTCCAAGGTGATGGCGAAGGCGACCGAGAAATACAAGCTACAGGGCGGCGGGGGCGGCCCGGCGGCAGCGAAGCAGCAGCTCGAAAACCTGAAGCTCGCGGCGGAGGTTGACGCGCTCGAGACCAAGACGTCGGGCTCGAAGAAGAGCAGCCCGGAAGGCGAAGTCACACCGCGACTGGCGACGAGCGAGGCCGCAACGACAGCAGCGGGCCCCGGGCTCGCGCATCTCAAGCGCCTCTCGGACAACGCCAGTAGCATCGGTCAGGTGCTCGACTATTTCGGCATCGGTGGCAAATCCGCGCTCACGTCCGCCGCGGAGAATCAGGCCTATCTTGACGCTCGCGCCGAGACGGGCGGGAACGTTCCGCCGGAGCATCGAGTCGAGCAGATCCGGAAGAACCTTTCTTCCCCGGTCAAGGCCACGCGCGACGCTCAGATCGAGGAACTCTATGCGGCCAAGGCCGCGCTCCACAACTCGAACGTGGACGTATCGAAACGGACCGCGAAGGTCGGCGCAATCGGCGGCAGCGAAGGCCCCGTTGACTCCTCGGGGGCCTACTAATGGCCGGCATGGTCAAGGCCCCGAATGGCGCCGTCGTCTTCCAGGACGACGCGGGCCAGGTGCACCTCAAGAACGCCAGCGGGGAAATCCAGCCGGTCAAGCCCGCGGACGTCGCGCATCTGCTCGGTGACCCGCTCTCCGGCTACTCCCCCGCCTCTGCGGTGGACATCTCCAACGCCGCGGCCGAAGCGAAGGCCGCCGCGGACGCAGAGAAAACCTCCGTGCTCGGCGCTGGCGCTCGCGGATTCGCCACGGGCGCCGTCAACGCCGCGCTTGCTGCGCCGAAGCTCGTCACCGGCCTGGGTGCCGCGGCGCTCGGCGTCAAGGACCCCCTGGCCGACTATTCCGGCTCCGGCTTCGTCCAGGACGTCGGCACGGCGGCGCGGCACGTCGCGGGCGAAGGAATCGGCGCGGCCGAGGACGCGTCCCACGAACAGATGCTCGCGGACCGCGAGCTACACCCCTACGCGCGCGGCGCCGGGGAGCTCGCCGGGACCGTGGCCGGAGCGCTCCCGCTCGGTGGCGTCGCGGCCGGCGCGGGACGGGCCGGCGCTGCCGCCCTCGGGCTCGCTGGGCGCGCCGCAACCGTGGGCGCGGGCCTGGGCGCCTCGGTGCTCGAAGGCGCCTCCCTGGGGTCCACGCAGGCCGCAGAGGCCGCCTGGCTCAAGGGGGACCATGACGTGACGGCCGAGCAGACGCTTGCCGGTATCGGGCTCGGCGGGCTGTTCGGGCTCGGCGCGGGGACCGTGGTAGCCGGCGGCGCGGCGGGGCTGTCCAAGCTCCTCGGGCGACGGGCGGCCACGGAGGGCGCTGCCAGCCTGGAGAGCGCGGCGGCGCGGGCCGAGGCGGGCGATGCGGCGGCAGCGTCCGAGGGCTCGGTGCTGAGCGATGCGGAGCCGGCGCGGACGGCGCCCCTCGATGCCGTCTCCGGGGGACAGCAGTCCCGAGCGCGGCAGTGGTTCTCGGGCGTTTCGGACGAAGCGGCCGTGAAGCAGATATTTCACGATCAAAAACCCGCGTTACGATCGCTCGGCGGAGGGAAGGCGCCGTCGCCGGAGCTTCTCTCGGATTTCGGGAAATTCGCCAACGAGTCAGGTATTGCCGGATTCAAGTCGGATTCTGCGGCCCTGGGGCGCGCTACCGAGGTATCGGAGGGCGCCGGCCAGCGGATCGGCGCCATCATGGAGAAGCTCGACGCCACGGCGCCCTACGTCGAGGCGCGCCCCCTCGTGGCCAAGCTGCAGGACTTCGCGGGCAACCTCCGGCGCGAATCCTGGACGCCGGAGCAAGATGCGATTGCGAAGAAGATCGCGGAGCGGACCGTGAAGATTCAGGAGCTTGCGGACGCCGGAATCGTTACGCATTCCGACCTGTGGAACTACCGCCGCGGGCTCGATACGCTGTCCGGCTGGGGCAAGACCGCACCGAATGCCACCAAAGAAGCGATGCGCGAGCTCCGCGGCATGGTCGAGACGCAACTCGAGCAATCCGTGGCGCAGGGAGGAGGAGCCGACCTCGGCACCGAGTACCTGCAGGCCAAGCGCGCCTACCGCTTCGGGACGGCGGCGAAAGAGGCGCTCGAGGAACGCGTGGGCGTCCGCGACATTTCCAACAACCTCTTCGGCCTGAAGGATTCCGCCGTAGGCCTCGCGACGCTCCTCGGCACCGGTGGCCATGCGTTCCCGGCACTCGCCGCCGCGGGCGGAGCGAAGTTCGTCCGCGAACGCGGCTGGGGTGCGCTTGCGTCGATCGCTCGCAAGGCCGCAGGCGATGCGGTGGACCTATCCGCCGCGCCCGCCGCGGCGCTCGGCACGGCGCGGAACGTCCAGACGATGGTGGCTCACTCCGAGTCCCGACTCCAGTCCTCGCTTGGGCGCTTCCTGGGCGTCGGGGACGACGGCGGCGGCCTCGCGCGGCGCGGCGCGGTCTCGTGGGCTGCGCGGCTCCGCTCCGACGATGCGGACTCGGCGCGCTCGGCCTACAAGGAGCAGGCGACCGAGGTACAATCGCTCGCGGGGAACCCGATGCTCGCGTCGCAGCGGTTGAACGGCATCACGGGCGATGGGCTCATCGCGGTCGCTCCGGGACTCCAGACGGCCATGGCGAGAGTCGCGGGCCGCGCGTCGCAATACCTCGCGGCGAATCTGCCGTGTCCGCCGTCTGACCCGAACAGTATCACGCCGCAGCTCGACTCGCCGCCGCCGGCCAGCATGTCGGACCTTGCGACCTACGCGGACCGCGTGGAGGGCGTGGAGGATCCGCTCTCCCTCGTAGACGACCTCCACACGGGAATCGTCTCGCCCGAGAAGGTCGATGCGGTGAAGCACGTTTGGCCGCAGATTTTCGCGCGGATTCAGCAATCGACGATGCTCGCGCTCTCGCAAGCCACGGAGCCGGTGCCTTACGAAAAGCGAAAGCTGCTCGATATCGCGCTCGATGCGCACGGCACGATTGAGCCGTCGATGCGGCCCGAGAACATCGACGTCATGCGGCAGGCGCTCAAATCGGTTCAGGTGGCCCAGAAGCCGCAGAACGGACGCGCTCCGCAAGCGGCATCGATGCTCGCAACCAGGTCACAGCAGCTCATGAAAGGGAATTGACGATGGCGAAGGAAACTCAGGCGGCGGAACGGTTCGGACCTCACGGCGGGACGCCGGTACTCGGCACGACTCGCGGCGTCGCGGGACGGCAGATCACGTGTGTGCCGATCACGAACGTTAGCACCGGATTCGACCTTTCGAGCGTGACCTATTTCGGTGGCACTCAGTGGCAGTCGCGGTTTCTGCGCATCATTTGCGATAGCGCGTTCTATTACTTCTGGAGCGATACCGCGCCGAACACTGACACCGTAGACGAGACCGCGACGGGTGCGACGAACCAGGCGCGCCAGGCGGACCGGTGCCCAGCGGACGAGACGCGCGAGGAATGCGCGTCGGGTCTCTATCTCTACGTCAAGTCGACGGTCGCAACGGCTGTGCTCAGGATTTCGATCGTGGACAAGGTGGACTGATGTTTTCTCGACGGCCGAATATTCGCTTCAACCGGGGGCGCGTTGCTGCTCGCAACGGAGGCCTACCGGTCGGGTTTCGGCTCGTCACCTCCGTGCCGTGCCTGCAATGGGTGCAGGCAGATCGCGGTGTAACGGTTGCTGGTGGATTCGCGACGGCATGGGCGGACCAGACGGGCAACGGGTGGCATTTCGCCGAGGGAGTGAACCCGCCCGCGTACCTCGCGATGGGACTCAATGGGCGGCCCGTCGTTGACTTCAACGGCACCAGTCAGCAGCTCAAATCGCTACTCACTCGACCGGCTCCGGGCACGTCGAACACGTTCATTTGGGCTCTAATCAATGTCGTTGCCGCCACGGGAGTGGCGAATGGGAAGCCGTACGGAGGCACGGCGAGCATGGTCGTCTTCCTCCCGTCCAGCGTGACGTACACGCCGAGCTACTTCGCGGGTACGATCGCCGCTCCGGCGATCACAGGCAGTTACAACACATGGTATCGGTGGGAAAACCTCTATGGAAACACCGCGGCCGACTACCTGAAGATCGGAGCGCTCGTCGGTACGGGGCCGGCCATTGCGGGCAACACCGCGGAGGGAGCCGCATTCTGGCTCGGAGGCAACTCAGGCGCGCAGTTTTGCAGATGTACGATCGGGGCCTACGGGGCATTCGGTGGCAAGCCGAATGGGACGGAACTCACGGCTTTGGCGGCATGGGCGCAGCTCTATGGCGGTGCTGGGGTGCAGATATGACCAAGATTCTTCTCTCGCGCGCAGACTGCGACAAGGTCAACGCTTGCGTCCCTCCGACCGCTGGTGTCCCAGTCGGAGGCGGAATCCACATCGACATTCCAGCCGACTGGCAGGCGCGCATCGCCGCAGGCATCCCGGTGCCCGGCTGCACGTACGTTCTGCCGGACGCGGACGGCGCCGTGACGATCGCGCCCGAGCTAACGGCAAAGCTCCAGGCCTCGCCGGACCCGCGCGCAGCTCAAGTGCTCGCGGTGATTGCAGTTGCGGTGCCGATTCCGGATCCCGTGCTCAATGCGCAGGTCGACGCGCAAGCGGAGATCAAGCCATGATCCGCGACGCCATCGCCTGGCTCCTCATGTTCTTTGGCGCCATCGCGTTCGTCGGCGCCGCTCTCGTGATTTAGGAAAACACCATGCAAATTGTCACCGTCGTCACGCAATACTGGCCCACGCTCCTAGCGCTCGGGGCCGTCACCACTGCCGTCAACCAGGCCGCCAAGCGGCTTCCGGACGGGCCGCGCTGGTCGCGCCTGAAGAATATCGTCAATACCGTGGCGGTCGACTATGCCGCGCTCCTGGCCGAGGTCGGCGGCGCGCTCGGCATCGGGCCGCGGAGCAAGCCATGAGGGCGCTCCTCCTGGCGCTGCTCGTCGTCGGCTGCGGTACGCCTCCGCCGCGCTTCGGTATCGGTCACTGCACTCCGGCGCAGGTCGAGATCCAGCGCGCCGAGATGACCGCTCAAGTGGTGCCGGCCGTGCTCGCGTGCGTCCAGGCTGGCAACGCGGAAGACTGCCCCATCGCGGACGCGGCTACCGAACGCTGGCTTGCGGAACGGGAGGCGTGCCGGTAGATGCCCGACGCTCGCGCCGTCATCCGCAAAGCGGTGAAGACCATCCTCGACGAGGAGAAGTCTCACCGCGAAGCGCTCATAGAGTGTGCACGACGCAAGCGCGAGCTGAACGAGTGCCTTGATGAACTCACGCCGGTCATGTCGACCAGCGCAAGCCAGTCGTTTCGCGCTGCCGCGGCGGCACTGGAACCCAAGCCGTGACCGTTACCGAGACCCTCATCGCGCAGCTACACCCCGAGGTGCAGGGCAAGTGCCGCGTTCTATTGGAGACCGCCAAGGCCGCAGGAATCGATCTTTGCGTGACCCAGGGATACCGCTCGCCGCAGCAGCAGGCGAAGCTCTACGCGCAGGGCCGTACCGCTCCGGGGCCCATCGTGACGCGCGCTCCTCCGGGCTACTCGTGGCACGAGTACCATCTGGCGTTTGACGTCGCGGTGCTCCACGAGGGCCATGCGACGTGGCCGAACGATATCCGCCTGTGGCGCCGCATCGGTGAGCTAGGCAAGGCCACCGGGCTCGACTGGGGCGGCGACTTCAAGACGATCACGGACCTCCCGCACTTCGAATACCACCCCGGCCTCACCCTGGCCGACGCCCGCGCAGGGAAAACGCTCCCCGAGCGCGACACCACGCCCGCGCCCCCACCGGAGACCACATGAGCCAGAGAGATCGCCTCGCGGACGTCCTGGAGCTCATCGCGGACGAGCTCGGGACCATCCGCGCCGCCATCGAGGACCCCCGGAACGGTCTCGCGGCCATCCGTACCAAGGTCGACATGGTCACGGACGACCATGACGAGGCGCTAGCCCGCGTTGAGAGGCGGCTTCGGCTCCTGGAGGGCCCGCCCAATGGCCACGCGGCCTGACGAGCTCAGGGCGGCGATACGGCGCTTCCGTGAAGGCCCGGAGGAGCTAACGCCAGTGGTGAACGTCTACACGCACGATCGGCAGCCGACGATTCCCGACAGCGACCCACCGGACTCAGCGATGAGCCTGGCGGGTCCCGGCGGGTTCAGGCTGCGGCGCGCACCGGCGTGGCTACTGCTCGCGCTCGGCATCGTGGCGATCGTGGTGGCGGGCGCGGCCTACGTGGCGACGCATCTCTGACAGCGAGGCGCTAGGTGGTACCCGAGCCGCATCACGTTGCACCTCCCTGCACGCGGCCGTGCACGCGGACGCTCACGCGGACGTGCATGCGGTCGTGCACGCGGCCGTACACGCGGCCGTCCACGCGGACGCCCACGCGGACGCCCACGCGGCCGTACACGCGGTCGCCCACGCGGACGTACACGCGGCCGTCCACGCGGCCGTACACGCGGCCGTACACGCGGCCGTACACGCTACCGAGTCGCGTCACGTTCCCTGCGCGCGATTATCCATCGCTCATCCACTTCGCTCGTCACGTTCCAGGCAAATGGGATATCGTCGTCTTCCAGCGGTGGGGTCGGCGCGCTCGGCGCCGCAGTGGGCGCTCCGCGCAGGTAGGTCTCTGGCTTGTCGCTCGGCGGCTTAGCGGTGACCGCCTCGTGATTCCGTTGACCCACCCACTGCGCCGTGGGGCACGCCTGGCGGTACGCGATCCAGTAGTCCAGCGCCTTTACCATCTTGGCGTTGCTCTCGGCATACTTCGGATCGCTTGGCGGCTGCGCGCTGCGGTCGCGCCAGAAAATCAGGCCGCTCAGGTCCGTCTCCGAGGCGTATTGCACCATCCCGCCGGTGCGGAAAATCATCGTGTCGAAACGCGGCGCCCGGCCGTCACCGGCGCCCGTCGCGACTGGCGCGGGCGGACCGCTGATCGGAATGCTGCCACGCTCCTGGAGCAGTCCCCAAATTGCGGTGAGCTGCTCAGTTGTCGAAAGACGGATGAATTCGTCGCGCGTCATAGCCGGGCTCTCCCGTGCTTCACCGGTCGCGTCTTGTTGTATTCGTGCTTTTCGGTGACCGCGCGTTCGATATCGATCCCGTAGTACGCGCAGGCGTCGAGCACGCGGATGATAACGTCCGCAAACTCGCTCGGGATGCCCTCTGGCTTGCCCGCCCCGACGCCTCCGCTGTCACGTGGCGCGCTATACCGTTCGTCGCTCGGGGCATGGCCATCTCGGAACTCTTCCACGGCCTCTGATAGCTCCGAATGCATTAGCGCGATCCTGTCCATGAAACTCGGTGGCTCATCGTAAAATCCCTTGCTCTTCGCGTTTTCGTGAATGTCCGCAGCCATCTGGTTTAGGTTCATTTGAGCTCCTCGAAAAGTTCGGTCTGATTCTTCGCTTCGTCCGTGTGCTTCAGCAACTCGATGAGCGATTCCCGGTCCTTCGGGCCGAGCTTCGCCACGCATTGCACGATGCGGCCCCGGTCGCTGGCGCGCAGCTCCGCCAGCGCTTGCTTTTCCCTCGCGGCCTGAGTCCCGAGGATCGCCCGTACCTTGTCGAGCGCCTGTCCTACGGTCAGAACGCGGCTCATTCTCCCGCCTCCGCCCCGAGCTCTTCGAGCGCGTACAACCCGAGCGCGGCACCCGGATACACGATGCGGCCGAGCTGCACCGCGCAGGTCTTCCGCAGCATTTCGTCCGGTCGTTTGTGCCAGTTTCCGGGCTCCTTCCCCGGCTTCGTCGCCAGCAGCCCGGCGCGCTCCGCCTGCTCGATGGTGTAGCGCAACTTGACCGGAGTCTCGTTCCCGCGCTGCTTCGTGTGGTACTCGGCAAAGGTGTTATCCCCCGCGATGTAGCGGAACCACTCGCAGTCCGGGTGCCGCGTCACCATCTCCGTGATGAGATGCGCATGGAGCGCAGTCTTGCCGTCGAAATAGTGGATCACGTCGAGCGCCTGAATCGCGCCAAGCCCGATCGAGCGACCCCGCACGATGACCACGAGCGCGGCGTCCGGGTTCGAGATGCGCGGGTATAGCCGCGAATTCGCCACGGCAATCGCGAACGTCTGCGCCGATGCGAGCGTGCGCGGCTCCAGGGCCTGCGCCCATTCGACCGGCGCAAGCGCGAGCGCCGTGGACTTCGGCGCCTGCATGACGGGAGTCGCGACGGGCGCCTCCGCGCTCGGCTCGCTCTTCGGGGGCGGCAGAGAAATCGGATCGAATTCGCCGTCTTGAATCGCTGGTGTTGCTTCGCTCACTGGCTTTACCTCTCTCTTTTCGAACAGTTCTTCCCACCGGATCGGGCAGTCGCGCCGAAGCTCGATCACCTGTTTCGCGAGCCGCGCGGCCGCGGCACCCTGAAACACGTTCTCTTGCATCTTCGGTGTCGGAATCTTGTCGCAGTTGCCGAGCACTGCGTCCAGCGTGCCGCCGTACTCGGTAAGCAGCTTCGCGGCGTTCTTCTTACCCACTCCCGGGATGCCCGGAACGTTGTCCGAGGTATCACCTTGGAGCGCCAGGGCGTCGAGTAGCATCTCGGGCGGCACGCCCCAGGTTTCGATAACGCCCGCACGATCGAAGGTCTTCTGTTTCGACGGCGAGAAAACGCGAATGTCGTTCTCATCGTCCACGAGCTGGAGCAAATCCTTGTCCGAGCTCGCGATCGTAACGCTCATCCCGTCGCGCTTGGCGAACTCCACGGCCGTCGCGATGACGTCGTCGGCCTCCTCACCCGGCACGGACCAGAGGAGGTGTCCATCTGCGACCAGACGCTCCTTGACGCGGCGGAACTGGTCGAGCGCCGCCGCGGGCGGCGCATCACGCTGCGCCTTGTACGTGGGCAGCAGGGCCTTGCGGCGGGTGTAGGGCGAGGCGTCGCAGCAGATCGCAACGTGGTCGTACTCGTCGCACCGGAGGGCTCCGGGGGAAGCGACGGCAATCGCATATGCCTCGCCTCCGGTCGGGAGCGCTACGGTGGCGTGCCATGCGGCCCAGAAAATGCCGGAAATGTCGATTAATAGCAATGATTTTGACATGGTTCCTCAGGAGTGGTTGCCAGCGAAACGAGCCCGATCCGCAATCGGAGAACCGAGCGAAATCCAGACACGCGAGGTCAATTCAGACGTCACGCGCTGACCGACCCAAAAACCGACCACATTGGCGACGTACAAGGTCGACGCCTGGTATCTGACGGGGTCCCGCAGTCGTTTCACGCCGCGCCGCCGATCAGTCCGAGCGCAGTCGGCAACCCGGGGGCGAGCGCCGCCATGGCCACGACCTGCGACGCGCCGGGCTCGCCCTTGCCGTTCTCCCAGTTCTCCACTGTCTGCCGGCTTACCTTGGCGGCCACGGCCACCTGCTCCGGCTTGAGACCGTGTCGGACTCGCCATTCCCTGAGCGCGGCTCCCTTTGCCATCCCCAGACGATAGCGGCACCGAAACGGTTTTGCAAGATTCTTTGGAAAGATTCTTGACTGGCTACGCGATGGCCGCTATCGTCTGGGGATGAAGCAACGCGCCAAGTTCGAGATTTGGGCCAGCCTGGACCGTTTTGCGAACGGTCTCCGGTGGTTGTCGACGATCCAGACGGGCCGCTCCGATCTTGACGTCTCAATCGCGGTTTTCCCGCTCAGCAACGCCGCCAACCAATTTGGTGGCGCAGCGTGACCGACCCGGTAACCGTTCTCCTGGCCCAGTTCACCAGTGTGCTCCAGGCACTCTCCTTGGCCCGCGCGCTGGAAGACAACTACAATGATCGCGCATGTCGCCGTATCGACGTGTCGAACGCGCGACAGCGGCATTATGAGATGATGTGGCGGCGACCGACGCGGGTGGCAGCGTGAACCTCCGCGCCCTGGACACCGCGAATCGCCTCCGTCGCGAGGCCATTATCAGCGATGATTGCCCGATCCTGCACGCCGCTGCGGACTCCGAAGTGCGGCGGCTAGTGAATCGCCACAACGACGCGGCGTTGCTCGCTCGCGCGAAGGCGCGTACGCTTCGCCGGGCGAATATCGACCAGTCAATCCGCGACACCGCGGACGCGCTACGCTCCGGAGGCTTCGATGATGAGGCCTCCGCTGTTCTCTCTCTCCGTTTCTGAAAGGACCACAATGCAACTCTACGCACGTCAGGGCGATCTCGTTTTCAACAAGCTTTCGGGTCCAGTCCCGGGTGAGCTCAAGCCCGTCACGGGCCTGGTTCTGTCCGGTCGCGACTCCGGCCCGCACACCGTCGTGGGGCTCGTTGGGCACCGTCGCGATGGGCGCACGCTGTTCCTCTCGGTGGGGGAGCCTACCGAGGTGACGCACGCGGGGCGCCACAAGGCCATCACGTTGGAGCCCGGCAGTTACGAGGTGTACCCGCTTCGCGAGCGCGGAGGCGTTGAAGACCGAGCCGTCGAGGACTGACGCTCCGGGTTGCGCTCGCCTACCGAGGCGGTCGCAGCCGGGCGCATCAGCCCGAGGAGAAAAAGCACATGCTCGAAGCGTTGACCGCGGAACAAGAAGCTCTCCAGGACGTCGTGGCGGAGGAATATCTCGCGATTCTGGACAACCCCGGCACGTGTACGCGCGAAGGCGTGCGCCCGTGGCTGGAAGCGGTCTACAAGATGTACGACAAGCCCTGCCCGGAGCGGATCGAAATCTGCGCTTCGCCGGCTACCGCGTTCGCGCTGGAAGAGCAGCTCACCGGCTCCACTGACCGATTGCTCGATTGGCTCGGGCTGTCGGATGCGGGCTGGGTAGCGTTCTACGATTTTTGGCATCGCGCCGGGGTGCTCACGAACGAGGAGGCTGCGGAGGTGCTATTGCTCCGCGACTACCTCAAACAGGCGTTTGACTCGGTGCTCCTGGACGAGTGCGCGCTCGTGATTGCGCTGCCTCGAGTGATGGCGCGCGACGATGACGGGCAGCTTCATCATTCGACCGGGTTCGCCGTCGAGTGGCACGACGGGACCGGGCTCTGCTACTGGCACGGCACCGCGGTGCCGGATCGGCTGGTGTTCAACCCGGAGAGCTACACGGCGGACGAGATCAAGAGCGAGACGAATACGGAGATCCGTCGCGCGCTCGGTGAAAAACTCGGCTGGGGGAAGGTTGCGGATATTCTCGGCGCGAAGCCGCTCGACGCTTGGACCGACGACGCTACGGGGCTTCGGTACGAGCTCATGGGGTCCGACCCGGGGAAGTGGCTCAAGAAGCAGAGCCCGGCACTGCAGAATGGCGCGCAACCCGAATATGTGGAGCCCGTTCACGAAGAGCTGAAAACCGCGGCGGGAGCGCGGAAGTGGCAGGCGGTCCGCGGCGCGACGCCGAGCGACTGCGACAAGAACCCGACGCTCTCGTATGGGATCGAAACGTGACGCGCGAGGAACGGCGCGCGATTCTAGTTCGCGACTTCGGGGCGATGCGCGCCAAGGTCGCACGGCTGGACGCGCGCTTGCTCGCGGAATATCCGACTGCGGACGCCGCGCGAACGAAGGCGCTCAAGGCGGAAGCGGAAAACGCGCATGGTGAGCTGAAAAAGCTGGAGCGCCGAGTGAACGGGGGGGGGCGAAAAACGCGCCATGAGGCAGCTCAACTGGAGTGGTGCAAATGACCGTCCGTCTAGAAATTGAGAGACTGTCCGGGCTCGACGTGCGCCCGGTCGTCGGGCACGGGAAAACCGCTATCGCGGACGGAGCGTGCCCGGGGTGCAAGGCAGAGCCGTTCGAGATTCGGTGCCATCATCTCGAGGCGGACCCGGACGGGGTGCCGCGCGCTGGCGCTCGATGCGTCGCGTGCAACGACCCCGTAGGTTGGGTCTATGCGACGCCGGACACTCTGTTCAGTGCCGAGGAGGACGCGGCGGTGCTCGAACATGGAAGGGCCCGCATATATGGCCGCACGCAACCGCGGGGGTGAGCCGCCCATGGAATCCAACCAGGAGACGGGTGTCTACTTCTGGGCCTCCGGGTCCGGTGAGTCCCTGGTGCAGCTCTCGAACCGTCCGCACCCGCGGCTGCCGCTCTACTGCGCCCGGCATGACTGGTGGACCGACAAGCCATGCATGGCGTCACACGAGCCGGAGCAGCTCTCCCTCCGATGAGCAGCAGCAACCCGAACCATGGCGCGACCGAGCGCTCCCGGTACCACCGGCGGCGCGCCGCGGGGCTCTGCGGCGGATGCGGGAAGCGCCCTCCCCCGGCCGATGCGGGCGAGCTGTGACCAATGTGCGGCGCGACAGAAACAGAGCGCCATCGCGCCGCGGCGTCGCAACGGAACGCTCTGGCGCGAGGGCGATAGATAGGATATCCGTAGGACCATGGTAGCAAAGGCCCAAGCGCGCGCTAAGCGTCCCCCGCTAAAACCGGAGCCCGTCCCGCATATCGTTCCCGATGTGTCAACGGTGCGCCAGGTGATGGGCGTAACGCTCCTGTCCGAGGGTGCCGTGCGAAACGTACTCAGCGGGGGGCCTTCCCGGCTGCAGTCTCAGCTTGCCGTAGTGCGGGCGCTACTGCAGCTTGGGCTACCGGTCCCGGTGGCGCTGGAGAGCGTGCCGGCGGGGCCGCGGCCGGTGATGGTCGCGGCGCCCGTGCCGGTAGCGCTCCCTCCCCAGCAACAGGCGCAGGCGGCGCTCCAAACGTTCGCGGCCGTGGTGCGAGCCGAAGCGACCGAGCAGCCTGCGCCGCCGCCCGTCGTGCCGGCTACGGTGGAGTCGCTGACCGTCACTGGCATTTTGCGGAAGGTCGAGCTGATGTTCGAACAGCCACCGGCCGTCGTGCTCGCTTGCGCCGAATCGTTCTGCGCGGCCAACCCGGGGCTCGGGGCGAAAGATTTCCTAGTGTGGTTCAAGGGTGAGCACGATGGCGGGAGACTCACCGGCACGGGGAAATGGTCCGCGTCGGATTCATTTCAGGAGAAAAGCTCATGATGCTATTCCTTTGCGGGTACGTGGCCGGCAGCGCGTCGTTGCTCGCGGCTCTCTGGGGGAGACAATACGTCCGTGAGCGCCGCACGAAACGGATGGTAGAAGCGGCCGTTGTGCGATTCTTCGAGGGCGTGCGGACTCCGTCGGTGAGCGCTCCTCCGTGCAACGATCCGCGCTGCGAAGCGTGCATGGCGCGGAAGCGCGCGGCGCAGCAAGCCGAATGGAATCGCAATTGAAGGGCCCGATGAAGGCAAGCCCGAGGCGCATCGAGGCCGAGCGGCTCGCGGGCATCATGAAAGAGATCGGGTGCGAGCCAGACTTGCGTATCTTCCGCAACAACGTCGGCGTAGCGGATCATCATGGAGCGATGGTGAAATACGGTCTCATGAACGGCTCATCTGACCTCGTGGGCATCCTTGGTCCCCGCGGGCGCTGGTTCTGTCTCGAGGTGAAAAGCGACACGGGCCGCACCACCGAGGAGCAACAGCGCTGGGCCGCGATGGTGCGAAGCATGGGTGGATTCGCTGCCATCGTGCGGACCCCGGAAGAGGCGCGCGAGGCGCTGGAGCGGGCGAGAGCTGCGGCGTCCGAGTGAAAAAGCAGGCCATCGAGTGGACCGAGTGGCGCGGGCCGGCGCATGGCAAGATCGTTCGTGGTCCCCATCAGATGACGCAAAAGTGCCTGAACTGGCGCTACTGCGCGCGCTGCGGCCTGATGAATCTCAAGAACGACGCGACACGAAAGGCGCTCCGTCAGGAGTGCGTTACCGAGGAATAAATGCTCACCGTTCGCGCCTCCATCGTCGACCGTCCTGGCCTGCGCCTGGTGCTGGAGTGGGACACGCTTCCTCTTCCGCCGCTCACGATGGCCTATCTCCGCCGCATCGACGCGATCCGCGAGGCGCTTGCGGCTGGGTCGCTGTGCCCGGACGATGCTCACGCCGCGCTCCTCGATTGCCGCTGGATCGGCAAGCTCGCAGCCGGAGGCGTCGCTACCGGCATGCGGGCGCTACGGTGAGGCCGCGCTGGGTCTGGTTGCTCCTCCCGCCACGGAACGCCCCCCCCCGACGCCCCGTGCGACTCTGGACCGGTGAGACCGGCACCGCGCCGCGATGGCGGCGGATCGTGACGTACCAATGAGCCAGACCCTCCGCGACTACCAGGCCCGTGGCTGCCGCCAGACGCGCGAGCACTGGGACACGGGCCATCGCTCCGTGTGCTTCGTGTCGCCCACCGGTAGCGGCAAGACCACATGCGGCACCGAGTTCGTCGGGGGCTTCCGCCGCTCCGTCTGGGTAGCGCACCGCAAGGAGCTCATCGCGCAAGCCGTGGAGCGCCTGGAGCTCGCGGGGCACCGCGTTGGGGCCGTCTGCCCCGGGATGCGCGACGACGCCGCAGCGCCCGTCCAAGTGGGTACGATTCAGTCCTTCCTCGCGCGTGGACTCCGGCCAGACGCGGATCTCATGGTGTTCGACGAAGGGCACCATCACGTCCCCGCGTCCGAGTACTGGCACACGTTCGCCGGCGCCTACCAGCATGCGAAACAGGTGTTTCTAACCGCTACCCCTGAGCGTCGCGACGGCTCGCCGATGGGTGACGTCTGCTCCGAGATGGTCGTTGCCGCGTCGTACTCCGAGCTGCTCGCGGCCGGTCACTTGGCGCCATGCGTCGTCTACGCCCCGCCTCGCGACAAGGCGTCCTCGGGCTGGGCGTGCGATCCGGTGCAGGCGTACCAGCAGTTCGCCCCCGGCACGATGGCCTTCGCGTTCTTCGATCGCGTCGCTCGTAGCACCGAATGGGAGCGCGCTTTCTGTCTCGCCGGGGTGAACGCGCGTACCATCGACGGCAAGACCAAGGACAAGGACCGGGACCGCTATCTCGAGGACTTCGCCGCCGGACTCGTCCGCGTACTCTGCAACGTCGCGACCATGACCGAGGGCGTGGACATCCCCGCCGCCGCGACGTGTCTCCTCGCCCGATGCCCCGACCACGCGAGCACATTCCTGCAGATGGTCGGGCGCGTGCTACGTCCGCATCCTAGCAAGCCGCACGCACTCCTGCTCGATCTGGTCGACGCAACCGCGCGCCACGGCTACCCCACGGAGGACCGTGAATATTCGCTCACCGGGAAGGCCATCCAGCGCGCGAGTAAGAGCGAGGTACGACGCTGCGCCGAGTGTATGGCAATGTACCCTAACGGCCTCGCGGCCTGTCCGCTCTGCGGTTGGGTGCCGCCGAAGCCGCGCCCGGTCGAGGTGCGGATCTACGATGCCGGATTGCAGCGCGTCTACCAGGGCGCTGATACTGCGGACGAGCACAAACTCTCCGAGTATCGGCGCCTCCGGATGCTCGCGAAGCGCCAGGGATACGGACTGCAATTCGTGGTGAAGGAATACAAGAAACTTTTCGGAGTCGAGCCATCGCTCCGCGGCGTGCCGGAGCAGGACAAGCGAGCGGAATACGACGCGCTACGCGCCGTCCAGATCGCGAAAGGTCTCAAGCCGGGATTTGTTGGTGTAAGATACAAGGCCCTCTTCGGTGCGTGGCCCCCGCGAGAGTGGGCCCTCGCTCCGCTCCAACAGCGATGACTCAGCACTGGCAACCGCAGCTAGCGATCCGCATTCCGCGGAGTCGTTTCGCGTTCAATTGTTATTGGTGCGGCGTACTCTTCCGCGCTGGCGTCCGCGCCTGGTGGTATCGACTCGATAAGCTCATGTCCTGCGACGAATGCCACCGGGACACCCGATGAGCGCAGCACGCGAGCCCGGGGACGACCGAGAAGAGCCACCGACGAACGTCGTCGAGCTTGAGCCATGGAAACGCGGCCTCGTCTACGGACGCGATGACAAGAACGGAGAGCCACGGCTCACGGCCTGCGTCGGAAACGTTGCGCTGATTCTCACGCACGACGTCGCGTTCCGCGGATGCTTCGCCTTCAACGACCTTTCTAGGAAGACGCTCCTCGTCAAGAAGCTCCCGAAGATGGTCGGCTTCGCATCACCCAAGCGCGGCCCGGTCGATACCTACATTCGCGACGTCACGATCGCGGCGCTCGCGAGCATGAACAAGCTCACCGCGAGCAAGGATCTGGTATCTGACGGCATAGAACTCGCCGCGCGTCAACAGCGTTTCAATCCCATGCGCGACCATCTCGAGGGCCTGAAGTGGGACGGAGTGCGACGTCTGGATCGGTGGCTGAGCACATATCTGGGTGTCAGCGCAACAGAATATGCTGCCTCCGTGGGCGCGTGGTGGCTCATCTCGATGGTCGCGCGCATCTACGAGCCCGGCTGTCAAGCGGACCACGTACTCGTGCTCGAGGGGCCGCAGGGCGCCGCGAAGTCGAGCGCGCTCCGGGTACTTGCGGGCGCGGACTATTTCACCGACCAGCTCCCGGACCTCGGCTCGAAGGACTGCCAACAGCAACTCCTTGGCATGACGTGCATCGAACTCGGCGAAATGGACGCGCTCTCCCGCCACGAGGTCACGCGGATCAAGGCGTTCCTCACCGTCCGCTCGGACCGCTACCGGCCGCCATTCGAACGCTACGTCGTCGACATTCCACGAACGTGCGTCTTCGCCGGCAGCACGAACAAGCCCGGATACCTCCGCGACGACACCGGCAACCGCCGCTTCTGGCCCGTCCGCGTCGGAGCCATCGACCTGGACGCGCTCCGTCGCGACCGAGACCAGCTCCTAGCCGAGGCCCGGTGCGCCTACGAAAGCGGCGCCCACTGGTGGCCGGACCCGAAGTCCGTGGAGCTGGCGGCGGCCATCGAGGACGAGCAGGACCAGCGCTACATCGGCGACGAGTGGGAAGCGAAGATCGCCGCGTGGCTCGAGGGCCACGGAACCGGGCTGCCGTGCGACCCTCGCGATGCCGTCACGGTGGGCGATATCCTCGCCGGTCTGGGCATCGCTCCCGAGGACTGGAGCCTCCAGGCCCAGCAGCGTATCGGCGCCGTCATGGGGCGCCTAGGGTGGGTCTGCGGGCGGTCCCGGGAGCACGGGGTCAGAGTTCGACGGTATCGGCGACCGAATTCTGGCCCGTAACAAAAAGCATGCTTTTGTTACGGGCCGTTTTTTGGGGCTACTCCTCGCCGAGCATCCTCCTGGCGTCCGCCTCTGCTTCGGCCGCGTCCTCCTGAGCGCAGGCATCCTCGTCCTCCGGATCCGAGAGCGCGACCGACATGGTGAGCCCGCGGACGCTCGCCTCCGACACGACACGCTCGGCGTACTCGCGCCAGTCTCCGAGCGTCGAGCCCTGTCCGGGCGGCGGGCTCGCGTAGCGGAGCGCAATCCCGAAGCGATTGGCAGCGTCGCGATTCACGAGAGCTCCTCCGCAGGCAGGTCCGCGATAGCTCTGCGTCCCGCGGCTTCCGCGAGGCCCTCGCAGTACGCGGCCTCGGAGAGCTCCTCGGCGACCTGGCGGATCGTCTGGACGGTCCGCGCAGCGTCAGCGAGCAGATACCCGGAGCGG